ATGCTCGGATTCGTAGCAGCTCTAGGAGCCTACGCAACAACAGGACAAATTATCCCCGGTATATTCTAATGGCAGCTATCTCTGTAACAAGAGGTACTAGCACTAGCAACTGGGAAAGATTTTGTCAGTGGGTTACAAGCACAGAGAACCGCCTATATGTAGGTTGGTTTGGTGTGTTAATGATCCCTTGCTTATTAGCAGCAACAACTTGTTTTATACTCGCCTTCATCGCAGCACCGCCTGTAGACATAGACGGCATACGTGAGCCTGTTTCTGGCTCGTTAATATACGGAAACAATATTATATCAGGAGCAGTCGTCCCCTCCTCAAACGCAATCGGACTACATTTTTATCCAATTTGGGAAGCCGGAACCATGGACGAATGGTTATACAATGGCGGACCATACCAACTCGTTGTCTTTCATTTCCTCATAGGTGTAGCAGCTTATGCAGGCAGACAATGGGAACTATCATACAGACTTGGCATGAGACCATGGATCTTCGTTGCTTACACAGCACCGTTATCAGCAGCTCTTGCAGTCTTTCTTGTCTACCCATTCGGTCAGGGATCATTCTCTGACGGCATGCCCCTAGGTATCAGTGGAACATTTAACTTCATGTTTGTCTTCCAAGCGGAGCACAACATCCTTATGCACCCCTTTCATATGCTCGGAGTTGCGGGCGTGTTTGGTGGTTCTTTGTTTAGTGCTATGCACGGAAGCCTTGTTACTTCCTCAATCCTTCGGGAGACCACGGAAGAGGTTTCACAAAACTATGGTTACAAGTTTGGTCAAGACGAGGAAACATATAACATTGTAGCTGCACATGGCTACTTTGGTAGACTCATTTTTCAATATGCCTCTTTTAATAATTCTCGTAGCTTACATTTCTTTTTGGCTACTTGGCCCGTGGTTGGCATATGGCTCACCTCGATGGGAATTTGCACCATGGCTTTCAACCTTAACGGCTTTAACTTTAATCAGTCCGTCGTTGACGTTAACGGCAAGATCATTCCTACATGGGCTGATGTATTAAACAGAGCTAACTTAGGCTTTGAAGTAATGCACGAGCGTAATGCTCACAACTTTCCACTTGACTTAGCATCATCTGAGTCAACACAAGTCGCCTTAACTGCACCAGTTATAGGCTAAGAACTATATCCACCCACACCCCATGAATTATAATGCTGAATGTTTATTCCCAAGTCTACTACATCTGGTAGAAACAGAAGTAGATTCACTCCTTAAACTTTACTGTCTAGAAGCACGACAAGCAGACCCTGTGGGTGTCCAAGCAAGTAATAGTGGAGGCTGGCAATCAAAGGGAAATAAAAATAATAGTTTAATTACAGATAGCTTATATAACTTATTTGATAATTCTATTAATAAAGTTTTTCAACAGAAGTTACAGATTGTAAATCACTGGATAAACATTAATGGTCCTAATACTTATAACATTAGTCACGATCATCCAATGAGTGATTTGGCTGGAGTTTATTATGTTAGTGTCCCAGAAAATTCTGGTGATATTTACTTTCAGAACCCACAATGTTTTGTGGCACATTCTGAGTTGAACGCATATAATATAGAAGCTCGTCAGTATTTAAGACAAGAGCTACAGAAGTATATCGAACCACAAGATGGTTTATTGTTATTATTTCCAGCATATTTACAACATGGAGTTACGGTTAATCAATCTAACGAAGATAGAATTTCCGTATCTTTTAATATAAAATTAATTTAAACACCACGTCCGTTCATCGCTTTGCGACGCATGCAATCTAGTCATGGAACGGGGGCTAGGTATCGGAGGAGACTATGACAGTAACTTACGTTTACCGTGGTGTTGTTTATACTAAAATTGTTAAGTAATGGCACATCAAAGCTCGGTTATGAGAGCAGCAGTCACAAGGTTAACACCTGAGACATACCCTGCTCCAGAACCAGAAAACAAAACTGAAGAAAAGAAAGAAGATGCTCAACTAGAGATTCCTTCTTACTAAACAGCCGGGGAGCACCTCAGAGTCGGACTCCCCTGCCATTGGCATTTGCCCGGTACGCCGGATACCTCATGCCGTCTAGACGGTGGGATAGACCACAAAAAAATCTCGAGAAAAATTAGTACTAAGCAATATCAATCTTTACTAATCCATATCAATGGCTCAACAGAATAGTACATTGACCACGGCTCTTACACGCCCGGGTCAATCGAATAGTACAGGCGACGCTAGAGCCCTGTATTTAAAGCTGTTCAGTGGAGAGATGTTCAAAGGCTTCCAGCACAACGCAATCGCTAGAGACCTTGTAATGAAGAGAACACTTACAAACGGTAAGAGTCTTCAGTTCGTCTACACTGGACACACAAAAGCTGAGTACCACGTACCCGGCAACAGCATACTAGGTAACACAGATGGTGCACCTCCAGTAGCTGAGAAGACCATCACTATAGATGACCTTCTAATCTCAAGTGCTTTCGTTTATGAACTTGACGAGACACTTGCTCACTACGAATTACGTGGTGAAATTTCCAAGAAGATTGGATATGCTCTTGCACAGAAATACGATAGACTAATCTTTAGAGCTATCGCTAAAGGTGCTAGACAAGCTTCTCCAATCACTAAGACTGGGTTTGTAGAGCCCGGCGGAACACAGATCAGAGTTGGTACAAACAACCAAGCATCTGACGCATACGTTCCAGCTTCCCTAATAAATGCTTTCTACGATGCAGCCGCTGCACTAGATGAGAAGGGAGTAAGCTCTGAAGGACGTGTTGCTGTGTTGAACCCAAGACAGTACTACGAATTAATACAAGGTGTTGGTTCTAACGGTCTTATCAACAGAGATACACAAGGTACTGCACTACAGTCAGGACAAGGTATCATTGAAATTGCAGGCATCAAGATCTACAAGTCAATGAACATCCCATTCTTCGGCTCATACGGTACTAAGTATGGTTCTTCATCTGCAACAAACCCCGGTGTAACAAGCCCCGGAAACATAGGATCATTCGTTGGTGAAACAGCAGAAGACGGTAGAGCTTCTGTAACTGGTATCAACAACAACTACGGTAATGCTACAGACTTCGCTAACAGCTGCGGACTAATCTTCCAGAAGGAAGCCGCTGGTGTTGTAGAGTCAATCGGACCACAGGTTCAGATCACATCTGGAGATGTATCCGTAGTATACCAAGGTGATGTAATCCTAGGTAGACTCGCAATGGGAGCAGACTTCTTAAACCCTGCTGCTTGCGTAGAGCTAATTGCTGGTGCTGCTACTGGATCTACAGGTAACGCTGTATTCGGTGACCAGTATCCAACTAACGTAACTACTTCATAGTAGATTTTATTTTTTATACGGGAGCTTCGGCTCCCCTTTTTTTATTATGCCTTTTCCAACCACAAATGCTGCTGAAGAATTACCAGCTATAAATCAAATACTTACATCCTGTGGTCAGGCTCCTGTAACTACACTAGACCAAACCAACCCGGAAGTTGCGATTGCCTATGCTACCCTATTACAGGTGTCACGAGAGGTACAATCTGAAGGATGGACTTTTAACAAGGAGTACCACTACAAATTACCAACAAACACTGACAAGCAGATTGTAATACCAAATAATATTATACAAATCAAGCTATCAGAAAACTCACAAAACATGACATTCAGTGCTGTGAGAAGATCAGGTAAATTATACGACAGACAAAACCATACATTTACATGGGATGTTGAAGAACTCGAATGTGATATAATATGGGAGTTTGACTTTATAGATTTACCAGAACCGATACGTAACTACATAACATCTAGAGCTGCTACGATTGTATCTGGTAGAATTGTAGGAGACGACGATCAATACAAACGCCTACAACAACAAGAAGTACAACAACGAGCTTTAGCTATGGAGTATGAAACAAGTCAAGGACAGTTCACTATGTTTGGACATCCACAAGACGCTCAAAACTTCTACCAAAGCTATCAACCATTTCACGCTTTACAACGATAATGCCAGCAGTTACTCAGCGAGTTGACGATTATCTTGGTGGAGTATCTAGACAATCTGATGACAAGAAACTTCCCGGTCAAGTCGAGGAGTGCATCAATGGCTACCCTGATCCAACCTTCGGTCTTACTAAAAGACCGGGGTTTCAGTGGATAGCAAATCTAGCTACAGGCACTACATATGACAACTCAAAGTGGTTCTTTATACCAAAGGATGACACAGAAAAATACATAGGGTGTATTACACCAGTTCCCTCAGGACAGTCTCAGGGAGCGATTGCAATATGGAATGCCATAACAGGTACTCCATGTAGTATTACGTATGGTACAGGGGCACAGGCATACCTTACAGGAGCACGTACAGATTATCATGTTCTAACTAGGCAAGCTAAATCTTACATAACTAACAGAACTGTTACAGTTGCTAAGAATGCTGATCCTACATTTAACGCAAACAGACAAGGTACTATCAGAATAGTAGGAGTATCATCTAGTACTACATATAATATAAGTGTAGCTGGACAAGCTATATCTGCATACACATCAGGTAGTACTTCAACATACGATCAGGTTTTAACAGAACTTAAAAGTAGAATAGATGGTTTGAGTATATCTAACTTAACAGTAACTAAACTTAAAGATTCATTACACTTAGCACGTACTGGTGCAGACTTTACTTTAACAGGTACAGCTGGAATCTATGGCACACAGCTTGAAGTATTCCAAGACAGTGTACCTACACTCAGTTCTTTACCTACAGAGTCAGTGCATAATCATACTGTTAAAATTATAAACAGTGGTGCATTAACTAAAAGTTATTTTTTAAAATATGTAGCAGATAACGGTACATCAGGTCCCGGATATTATGCAGAAGGATTAGGTCATGGAATGTCTAATGGTCTAGATGCTTCAACTATGACTCACGAACTATCTAATACAGGTACAAATGCGTTTACATTTGCACGTGTACCATGGACTGCTAGAACTGTAGGTGATGATGACACTAACTCACACCCATCATTTGTAGGTGGTAAGTTAGAACAGGCATTCTTTCATAACAACAGATTAGGATTCTTGTCTGCTGATAATGTATCCATGAGTCAAGCTGCTCAGTTTTTTAACATGTATCACACGTCAGCACAGACAATTACAGATGCTGATCCTATTGATTTAAAAGCTACATCAACTAAGCCGGTTGCACTTCATAGTGTGTTACCATCTACTCAAGGTTTAGTACTATTTAGTGCTAACCAACAGTTTCTTATGGGATCTAATGATGGTATATTAACACCATCTAAGACAGTTATAAGAGCTATAGCAAACTACGAGATGGATACAGTTATTGACCCTGTTGATACTGGTACTACAATTAACTTTATCAGTAAAACACCTAGCTATACTCGTGTATTTGCTATGGTTACACGTGGAGAAAACGAAAACCCACAGGTAGCTGACATCGGTAGAGTTGTAAACGAATGGGTACCAGCTACTGTAGATACAATGATAGCTAGTGCACAAAACCAGTTTGTTGCATTCTCAGCTCAGTCAAGTAGATACATATATTTCTTTAGATCATACTCAGAAGGTAATGATATAAAATTACAAACATGGTTCAACTGGCTTGCACCCGGTAATGTACAAACTATAGCTACAGATTCCGATGAATTTTTTGCTGTAACAAAGCAGGGAACTCAACTAACTTTAAGTAAAGCTAGTCTAAGTCAGAGTCCTGACGATGCTATTATTGTTAATAATGATGGTCAAAGACTAAACCCATGTATAGATCTATATGCTACAGCTAGTTCTGTTACATTTGACACAACAGGTGAGTTTAGTAAATGTTTTATACCTTATACAGATGCAACATATCTTACACCTGTTATTATAATTAAAGGTACTACAGCTACAGGTCAATTTATTGAGTCTGGATTTACTATATCTCCAGAGCGTGTAGTAGAAGGTGGTAACACATACTTTAAAGTACCATTTAAAAACTTGACAAGTGTAGCAAGTGATGTAATTGTTGGATATAAATATGACTTTGATGTAATACTACCTAGAACTTATTACAAGGTAGATGACGACATGAAGCAGAGTGACTTTACTGCTAACCTTACAATAGCTCGCATGAAGTTTGCTGTAGGTTTATCAGGAGTTATGGGTTTTAAACTTAAGTCTAAAGGTATACGTCAAGGTAAACGTGAGTACACAGGTGATGGTAGTACCACAGTTTACAACTGGATAGATGAAGATTTAAGTTATGTAGATGATGACCAGATTAAAGTTAAACTAGATAACGTGGTAACTACAGCATTTACTGTAGATACTACAAGTGGTGTTGTACCTAAGATTACATTTAACTCTGCACCAGCTAATGGTGTTAAGATACTTATATATCTTGATGAATGGTATAGTTTAAATCCAGTTGTTATTGCTGACCAGTATCTAGCTAACGATATACCTATATCAGATCAGACTGTATTTACATTACCTATACATCAGAAAACAGAAAACTTTATACTACGATTATTTAACGACTCACCGTTCCCTGTCTCTCTAAACTCTATGATGTGGGAAGGTTTATACTCACCTAGATTTTACAGGAGGACATAATGGCGTTTGGAATTATAGCTCCCATAGTTGGAGCAGCCGTTGGTATATACGGAGCTAACAAGCAAGCTAATGCAGCTAAGTCTGCACAGCAAGAGCGTAACAATGCTACAGAAGCTCAGTACACATACAACAAAGAAAAATGGGCGATGGATAAGCAGAAAATGCTTGCCGATCGTGAATTTAAAGTAAAAGAAATAGAAGAAAGAGCTAGGCAAGAAGGACAACTTGCAGGGTTCAAAGATGCTTCTAATGCTAGACAATTTAATTATCAGTTACAGATACGTAACAAACAGCAAGATACAAATGAACGTATGTTTGCTAAGTCTAATGCTATATTCCAGAGTCAGTTAGGTCTCAATGCTTTGCAAGAAAGATCAGCTCGAATGGATGAACGTCAGCAGTTAGAAGAAATCAAAGCTGAAAAACGATATGAAAAAAACACAGCCTATCTCGATGGTATTATAGCCGAAGGCGAAATACGAGCAAGAGGGCAGATGGGTAGATCAGTACAAAAAGCTAGAAGTGTACAAACACTGAAAACAGCAACAGCTTTAACACTACTAGATCTCTCATTACAAAACGCTACAGTTGCATCTGAAAGTGCAATACGTAATATTAAACAAGATAGAACAGTAGCTGACTTAAATGCTTATGCAACTAAGATGCTAGATCCGGGTGTATTACCTATGCCTGTACAACCATTACCAACACCTCAGTCAACATTTATGTACCCAAGAGTATATCAAGACTATGACTTTGGTCCTGAGCCAGTAAAAGGAGCTATAATATCTCCATCAAACGCATCAGCAGCAGTATGGGGTTCAAGTATATCTAGTCTCGCAGGCATGGCATCACAGATAGTTGGAACATCTATACCACAGATATTTGCATAATGGTAAGAAGAACAGAAAAACCACAACGGTACGCCAAAGGTGGTAGGTTCGGGGGTACACAATTATCGAGAGCAGGCATAAGTGCTATACAACAGCAATCGAAAACTACAACCGACGCATTAAAAGAGCAGGCTCGTCAACAAAAAGAGATTGACCAGACTACAATAGCAGGCATGGATAGGCGTAACAAGCTTATGCAAAAGAATGCCGAAGAAGTATATAAGCTTGAAACTGATGCACCTTATAAAGCACGTATGAATGCTTTGAAGACAAATGCAGAAGTTCAGATTAAATCTTACAACGATCAAGCAAAAGAGTATGATAGATTAGCTGGAGTGTGGGGCAGACTTAGCCCTACACTAGCTAAGAACTTTCAATCCTTAGCACAGAGTACAGAAGACTATATAGCAACAACAAATGCTATAGATGAGTTCAACACTCTAGCTTCTGATGGTACACTTGATAAGATTAAATATACTTATAACAGAGTTGGACAAAGCAGTGCATTAGATGACGCTGCTAACCAACAAAGTAAACTACTTGAACAAGCACTAGGTGGAGACTTAGAAGCTGAACAAGAGTTTGATTATATGGGACAGGTTATGAAGACTCGTAACCCAGTTCTTCAAAAACTAATTTTTAATGATATCAAGACTAGCTTTGATAGTATAGAGCAAGACATGCTTGCGTCTGTCGAAGGTGATATTGATAAGTTTACAGCAACTAGATTATATCAAACTAGAGCTATACAAATACTAGATAGACTAGGTATTAATCCTAAGTCTGAAACTGGTTTTAAAGTACAAGAGTTATTTAGACAGAAAGGACTTGTAAAAGAGTCACAGCTATCTCTTGAGCAACAATTCATGGATCGTACAACTGTCATTGATGGTGGATTAAATCAGATCGAAGCTGCTTTAGAAGCTGACAACTACGCAGAAGCACAAGCTGTCTTTAAGACTGTACTAAATAATGTATATGCACTACCTGTGAAATCTCAAGATGGTGTATACAGTCGAAAGGTAACTCTAAATAAAGCAGATGAGTTTTATGCGTGGGCAGAAAGCCTTGTAGGTGACAGTCGATTTTCTGGTGAAGCTGGTTGGATAAAATTCCAAAAAGTAGTACTAGGTATAGATGAGAACAATCCACATGGCTATGAAATTACCGGAGCTACTGGTAACAAGAATGCAAAACATAATCGTATCATAGGTAAGCATCCTAACTTTTTAATATCATTACGTGAAAAGTGGGAGGCAGCTGACAGTGCTAATTTAAAAGCACTAGAACATGTAAATGATCGTAGGTTACAAGCTGAAGCTAAACCGTACATAGCCAAGATTGATAGTGGTTATTACTTTAATCCTGACAGAAGTATTAAACAAGAGTTTTATTCTGACTGGCAAAAAACAAATGGTAACAAATATGCAAGAGAAGCATTTGCTACACTGATTGGATATGATGCAGACAATGTAGATCAGAATACATTTAACTCTACTCTTCTACAGGCATATAGAAACGGTGATCTTATGGCTGCATACATGACATGGGCTGTAGATTACACTGATGAAAAACAAGCAATAGGTTTTGTTATAAAAGACTTACAGGGGTTAGCACAAGCTAGAGGTACCGAAGTTACAGGTCTTGATGAAAAACTACTACCATTTTTTGAAAAGAAGTTATCTAAAGTATTAGGAGCTGACTCTCTAGAAGATGTTATGGATGAGTCAAGTACAGACAAAGCCAGAGAAATGCTCGGTGCTACATTAGCTGTATTCGCTGAGACAGCTGGATCAGGTAAGAGTATTGAAGAGCGTTACAATGATGCTGTTTCTGTAGTTGACGTTTTACTTGGTATAGATAGTAAGACTGGAACCGCAATACCATTTGATGATAAAGGTTATCGTGGTGAAGGTGCATTTAAACAAAAGCGTACAAAAGAAGGTAAGGTTTTATTTGTCAGAGATTCTGGTGTTGTGTTTAGTAATATAACATCTATAGAAATTAACGACAGATTAACTAATAGATTCGGTAATGAATTAAAAGGTCAGAACCGTCAAACAGCTTTAATGAATTTAATTAATGAGCAAGTAAAAGATGGTAATGTAAGCAATGATGACTTTTATAACTTTATAAATGGTCAACCACAAAACAATAGATTTTTAAATCATATTGAATTAGAACAGCTAGGAGATGTAAATGGTGTCAAATTAAAAAATGCCATCAAATCTAAACTTAATACAAAAGCTGGTGAAAAAAAGAAAGCCATACAATGGGGAGCTAATGAATGGTGTGACTATCATCTAGGTCCTACAGCTAACGATGTATATGGTAAAGATTTAAGCAAGCAAGCTTTTGGAGTCTGTATGGAAGCTTTGAAAAAAGATGCAGCAGTTCAAGGTGTTGAGTTATATCAGTTATTACTAAATAAACAAATACGAGATAAATTTCTACAAAAATGAACGAAGAAGAAACACTAGAAGGTCTTGACTTTATGGCTCCAGAAGAAGCGGAGCCTACGTCTAAAGATGCTAACCCTGTCTTCTCTGCTCCTTTTGGATACAAATTTGGTAATAGCTCCGTAGATCTGAACATCAAACAGAATCACGACACTATGAAGTCTGAGTATGATGACTGGTGGAACTTACCAAGTGGTACAGAAAAGGACGAAAGACAGGAAAAATTTAATCAGAAATACTTTGGCATGTCTACTCAAGAAGTAAGAGATAACAAACGTCAAGTTTCTGCTAACACAAGTTTATATGGATCATCTAACCCATTAAAAATATTAGATAATGTATTTCAAGGTTTATCAGCTCCCGGATTAGGAACTGCTGACTTTGTAATGGATGCAGCTGGTACACTTATACCCGGTATGGATAAGGTTGATGATGCGTGGGATAATGCTACAATGCTTGACAATCCTACACATCAAGCTATACGTCGTATATCATCACTTGTTATACCCGGTATTCTAGGTGGTAATATGCTGCAAGGTTCACTTAATGCAAAGTTTGCTGGTGGTGCAATGCTTAGTAAACCATGGTTTCAAAAACTACTAGCTACTGGTTCAGCTCATGGTGTCATGGATATGGGTATTACATATCTAAATGACATATCTGAAGAGCAGACTATGACTGATGACCTGAGTCAGATGTTTCCTAAAACATTCGGACCCGGTGGTAGATTACCTTTATTAGATTTTTTTAGAACTAATACAAGTGACAGCCCACAGATGCGTAAATTTAAGAACGCATTAGAAGCTGCACCATTCGCAGTGCTTGGTAGTGTCATAGGTGGTTATGCTGATCTAAGTAAAGGTCGTAAAAGTATGGATTGGTTTGAACCTTTAGATGAAGCATCCAGAAACTATAAGCAAACAAACCTATCATTAGGTGCTGATAACGACAGGATAATCAGACTACAAGAAATAGATGAGATACTTTCTTTAGGTAATGAAAACCTAAGCAGAGAAGTACAAGATATGCTACTTGATGAGAAGATAGCTCTTGAAGATCTCATAGGTCGTAATGTAAATATGGATGATGTAGCACGTCAAGAAGATGCTTTTAGAGCAATCGAAGATGACGCTGCAATAGAAAGAAAGATTAACAATCCTGACCAACTAGAACTAGATATAAATGGATTAGATCCTGACCTTAACTCAGATATACTAAATGATGCAGCAAAAGCTAAACAGAGTATACCTCCCGGAAATGTAGCCAAGAACATGGCAGATACAACTGCTATTAAAAATGGTGATGACTTTTCGACTGGTAACCCTGCACCTCTTATTACAGATTCTATGATAAAGAAAGGACTTATGGTAGGTCCTACGTCACGTAGTACTGTGATGGGTGTAGCTGAAGAAGCTAGAGAAATAGGTAGATTTGATGCTGTTGTAGATGGTATCAGATTCTCAAGTAAAGAGATGAGTAGAGCTGCATGGGGTATCTTTAATGATATTATTGGAGCTGAGACTATGGATGATCTATATGAAGTATTTACTGGTCCAAGAGACGTTAAAAATATACTTGGTGGATTATTTAAAGTAGAGTACTTACCAGAAGATGAAGCTCGTGGTGTAGCATTCTCTATTAAATATTTGTTTGACAGATTTTTAGGTAGACCTATAGCTGAATCATCTGCTAGAGTTATGGATACATTAGGTAGAGAGGTTGATACAATTGCTGGTGCACTTGATGAAATGGCTCCATCTATAGATAGAGACCGTGCGATGAATCTTATTATTCAGAAGCTTGAGTTTTTACTAAATGAGTGGGCACTAAATAAATACATATCAGGTTGGCAGTTAAAAAACAAAGACTGGTTTGACCAGACACCTCCAGCTACTGTAAAAGAAGCTATAGATATTTTAACAGAGGAGTTTCAGTCAGTAGAAAATGCTCTACATGCTAAAAATAAAAAGTTTACAGCAGAACTAAAGAGATTAAAGAAAACAAATCCAGAGGCTTTAAAACCTTTGCTTGATGCTTTCTCTCACACTAATGGTGATGTTGATACTTTAGCAAAATTACACAAGTGGGCAGAGAGTCAGATGACACCTCTAGGTTTACTTAGAAGTCCTGATCCTAAGAACATGAACTTGTTTGCTAAGGTTGTGTGGTCAGTACGTTACAACAATATGTTGTCAGGTATATCTGCATTTAATGCTGGACTAACTAATAGTTTACAGTTACTAGGTAAGACTTTACACTTAGCATACGGTCATGCTTTAACTATACCTTTCAAACCAAGAAGTGGTATTGAAGGTTTACAACGTACACTTTACTATAATACTTCCTTATTTGAAACAAACAAACGTGCTCTTACAGACGCATATCGTATGTTAAAAAAAGTCAACAATGATCCTAAAGCTTTGCTAAGTGCAGCTCGTAAAGACTTTGTATTTAGAACTGATAAGGAATGGAATATACTAGAAGACTATATTAAAGTAGCAGAGAAAGAAGGTAACTGGGGTAAGGCTTATCAATTTAAAATTATGTCTAATCTTAAACAGTTAGCTGGTATGAAGGCTATGCGATATGGTATGACAGGTCTAGTATTTCCAGACGTATATACAGGATCTCATGTTGCTACTCAGATATCACGTATGAACGCATATACTGATGTACTAGCAGATCAAGGTTTTCCTAACATGAAGATGTTAAAGAAAGCAGAACTTGAGAACTATAAAAATTATTTTGATGAAGACGGACTAATTAAAAATCAGGTTGTCAAAGCACTAACTGGTGATATTGCATTAAACACAGATGATGGGTTAGCAAAGTATCTTAATGATGCTACAACAGCTTATCCTGTACTGAAAGAAGTTATGGCGTTTCCACGTACAGCTTCTAACTATATGAAAGTTGGATTATCATATACACCTATATCAGCTATACCTAACATGAATAAGTATGCAAAGACTATTTATGCTAGAACCAACTCTGAAATAGCAGCAGCTCTTAAAGAGCATGGTATTGATATGGCTACAACACGTAATGCTCATGTTCTTTTTGAAGATCTAAGAGCTGAATATATTGGCAGACAAGCCTTTGCTAATACTCTTGTAGGTACATTATTTAGTTATGCTGTAGGTGGTAACATACGTGGTAATCTTCATTACAATGCAAAAATAAGAAGAGACCAGATGAGTCAGGGATTAGATCCTAAAACTATCTGGATTCCCGGTCTAAACAAATGGGTAAGTTATAAAGGATGGATAGGTATAGAACATGTACTTGCTCCTCTTGGTGACTTAGCTATGTATATGAAAGATGCTGATGAGCACATTATAGAAAACTGGCAATCAAAAATTGCATGGACTATCGGTGCTACATTCTTAAATGATACTCCGTTGTATGGTCTAGAAAGAATATTTGATATACTTAATGGTAATCCACGTGCAGCTGCTAGGTTTGTAGCCGGTGCTGCTAACTCTATGGTTCCTCTTAGTGGTGGATTAAATGTTATTGCTAACGCTATACATCAAGCACAAAGAGATATTGAAACTGATATAGGAGAGTTCTTTAAGAACAGACTACCAGTTCTAAAAGGTACAGTGCCAGCTGAGATCAATCCTATTGATGGTCTAGAAGTTAAAGATGCTGCTAATCCAGCACTTGGAGCTGTTAACGCATTTAGCCCTATAAAGTTTAGTGATGAAGTAAAACCTTATATGCAGTTTTTACATGACATCAGATATACTGGTCTAGGAGCTTTTGCTAAGGACAGTACAGGATCATACGAATGGACACCAGCAGATAGACAGATTGTTTTTAAATACCTAGGTCAAATGGGTATTGAAAAAGAGATCATGAGAATAGCAAATAGAAAAGATAATCAAAAAGTCGTTAAAGATCTAATGGCTCTCAGAGCTAGAGGTGGTCCGGGTGAAGATACTATTAAGTTAAGAGCCAGACTCACACCTTTACACAGAGAGATAGATATGATGATTAATAGATATATCAAGATAGCTGAAATGAAATATCTTAAAGATAGACCACTCATCCAACAGGCTATTATTAACGCCCAATTAGCTAAGGAAAGAATGAAACAAGGCAACATCGAAGGTGCAGAACAACTGCAAAAGAAAGATGCCGAAATCAAAAAATTAATTAAACACGGTAACTAAATATGAGTGCTGTTACACAAAATAACTATACTGGTAATGGTTCTACAACCAATTACTCTTTCACATTTCCATATCTTAAGGCATCAGACATAAAATGTAGTCTTGATGCGGTTGATACAACGGCTTTTACATTAGCTAATGCAACCACAATACAATTTAATACTGCTCCGGGTAACGGAGTCAAAATCAAAATATTCAGAGAAACCAGCGTTGACAATCTAACAGCTACTTTTTATGCAGGCTCCGCAATTAAGTCTGAAGATCTAAACGATAACTTTACTCAGAACTTATATGTAACACAGGAAGTTAACGGTCGTTATCTTAGTACCTTAGGTGGTACTATGACCGGTAACTTTAACTTAGGTGAAGATGCTGACATAGTATTTGAAGGTGCTACTGATAACAGTAATGAAACTACACTAACAGTAGCAGATCCTACA